AGCGTAGTGTGCGTTTGAAGATTCACAATATAATCTTACTTGTGATTGTGAACCACTATTCTTTACATCAATAATACCAGTTGTAAAAGTAATATCGTCATCACCATTTATTCTAAAGTGAATAGTGTCATCTGTATCGGCAGTGATAGATGTATCAGCGTCTGCATCTAAAACTAATTCTTTACCATTAAGGTCAAGTTTAGTTGCAGTCATCTGAAATATATCAGAACCACCTATTTTGAAATCTATTGTATCGTCTGAATCTGCAGTGATTGAAGTATCTGCATCTACATCTAATATTAGTTCAGAACCATTTAAGTCTAAACTTGTGGCGATTACTGGAGCCGTCAATGTGACTACTGTTGCAGTCGCACTTAACCCCGAAGTTAAAGCAGAACCAGTACCTAATAATGTGTACAGTTCTACAAAGTTATCGTTTACCTTGTCACCACCAGCACGCAGGGTATCGCCAGTCCCGTCATTTGCTGAGCTTCCAAGTCCGATAGATTGATATGCCATATCCTAATCTCCTAATATCTACTTTTATTTATAAAGGTTATGTTGCAGTGTTATCAAAAGTTAATCCCATATCTGATAAAGTTGCATCAAATCTAAATGCACTTGCATCAAATGTAGTTGTTATATTTGCAGTTTGTGAAACACTAAAGTCTGCATCAAATCTTGCATAATCACCACCTAGTGTATCATCAAATTTGTATAGTGTTTGTGAGAAGTCTAGTGGATTAGTTAACCCTGCAAAACCAACATCAAATTTCACAGCAGTAGAATCGAATCTTGAAGTTGTTTCAGAGAAATCTATGAACTCTGTACCTAGTGTATCAATCGTGATACCACCACCAGAACCTTCATCAAATGTTTGTCTTATATCATCAAATGTTTTGAAATCCATGTCAAATGTCTGGAACATTCCAGTTTTAGTAATTCTCAATTCACCTCTTGGAGGAACATTTATTCTTGTTGTTAATGATTTAATTGTATGAAAGTTTCTTACTTCGTCAAAACTTCTTGTAGTCGAATCAAATTTTTCTTCATCAGTATCACTAAATCCACCAGTTGCATCAACATCATTTATTTTAAATGTTGCAAATTGGTCAATAGAATAATATGCATCTATGTTTTCATCGTCACTTAAAAAACCATCTTCCATAAAACCATATAAAGTTAAGTTCTTTAAGAATGGTCCTGTTGAACTCTTACCTCTTGTAGCATCAGTTGCAACTGATACGGAACTTGTAAGTGTAACTTCTCTTTTACCTGATGGTAATACAGTGCCACCACCATCTGTGTTTGCATCAAATCCACTTTCTGGAGTTGTATTTAAAGTTGTACCATCAGATGTAGTACCAAGTCTTCTACCAAATACTCTAGTGAATAATGTAGAGAATGTAGAAGCAAGTTCTGGAGTAAATGTTTCTGTATCACCAACAAATCCAGAGATTGAACCACCAGTAGGAGTTTGAATAGTTGCTTGTACAAAACTTGAAAAAGTAACTTGACCAAAAACTTGAAATCCTGCAGGGTGAGTAGCCTTTTTAATACTATCTCTCCAATCAGAAATTGAGTTACCTATTTTTACAACATATGAAAAATCTTGATAATAATAAGAATCTTGAACTCTCATAGAGTCTTCAGATACATGACCAGATGTATCAACAAAATCAGCAACACTTGTACCTACTGCACCTGTTGTAATACTAGCACTTGCAGATTCACATTGTACAACAGAGGCTGATGCACTTGATGTTAAACCTGTAATGGTATCACCTTCATCAGGAATATTTGTACCAGATAATTCTAATATCTGTAAATCAGCATCTATTGATTTTATTTGTCCTGTAAATTGACTTATAGATTCATCTGCAGAAAATGGTCCACTAGTTATATCTTTGACTAAAACATTTCTTCTTAAAGTAATCGTATCTGAAGTTGTATAATTAGCTCCAAAGTTTTGAACAGCAAACTGAGCAATAGAACCTACACCTGATGTAGATTTAGCAATAACTGCTGCACTTGACCCAGTGGAACTTGAAACTGTAACAGTAGGTAGACTTTGATAACCGTCACCTTTTAATAACATTTTAACTTTACGAATCGAACCTCTTTCGCCTGATGGTAAAGTATTTGGTTCTAATTGTATTAATGAGCCATCTTCATATAAAATATTTTCTTCAGTACCAACAGTTTGTTCTAATCTTAAATCTAATAACTCAAAAGATTCTTCTTTTAAATCTTTGTTACTCAATTCATCTTCTAAAATTATTTCACCAGATAAATCTGTCGATTCTGAAGCTTGTGCTGCATAATCAACTGCAGATAATTCTGCTTGTAATAAACCAGAGTTATCTTCTAAAATAATATTATCACCTGCATCAACATTAGGTGTTGCACTTCTATTTAAAACTATGTAAGCACTTTCATAAGTTGCCTCTTCTAAATCAAAACCAAAAGAGTGATTGATAACAATCTGTTCTCTTTCTTCAGTAATAACCCTACCAGGTGAAGTTTTTGTTTCAAGTTGTAATGCACCACCTATAATTTCAACTTCGGCTGCAGCCCCTCCGCCATTTGTAAGAGAGTTATTAAATACTAAACTATCACCTACAGCATAACCAGAACCTACATCATCAATAATAATTTCATCTATTGAACCAGAACCTACTTGTTTAACAATCAACTCACCTTGACCATTACCACCACTAACTGTAACACTATCGTTTACTTCATAATACTGCCCACCTGCATCTATTGTTGCACCTGTAAGTAATTCTTGAACTGTACCACTCATAGAAACATCAGATACACTTGATGCACCAGTTACAGTTTCACCAATAGTAAATGTTCCATCTAAAGAATCTAATGCAACTTGTAGTTGTGCATATTGAACACCATCTTCTGTAAACTTTGTAACATTTTCAATAAGTATAGATGCACCAGATGTTGAACCAGTGATAGTTTGATTTTGTAATTCTGTAAAGTTTGAACCTGTGTTTTCAATTATTCTCATGAAAGAATTTTCAGACCAAGTAGATTCTGAAACTCGTAACATATTATCTCTAGGATAAAACAACTCTGCTTCATCGTCAAATAACATTCTAAAAAATAATTGGTGTCCTTTTTCTGTTCCTTTAGCAGAATATAAATCTTTTATATTTTTAATTAATTTTCTTTTTGATAAACCTGATGCAAGAGTATTTGGAATACCTTCTAAAAATGAATCTTTAAATTTATCTAAAAAATCATAGATTGTATTATCAACATTTGCATACTCTAAAAGTTGCTGAATATTTTGTACTGGATTTGCACGATACTTTGTAACTGTTGCTGAAGATAAAGATGTGGCACCAGTGATAGTTTCACCAGTAATAAATTTTTGATTAGAAGTTATGTAAAGTTTTTGATTACTATCAAAGTCATCAACAAGAACTTGTGCAGTAGCTTTAGAAGTAGAACCTGTGATTGTTTCACCTTCTGTAAATTTAGAAACAGAATCTTGTAAAACAATATTATCACCATTCTCATCTAAAACATAATTCTTACTAATAGTTTCTTGAGCTACATAATTAACAGTACCAGATATGGTTAGTTCAGCTGACTCTAAAAATTTAAAATAATCTTTTAGAAATCTTACAAACTTCGGATGGTCTGCTCTGACAAACTCTGGTAGAAAGTCACTTAATATAGGTGATAGTTTTTTGTCAAAGACAGATTTAGACATTAGTATCCACTTGATGAACTAGAAGAACTTACATACGAACTAGAAGTATCTGCAGTAGTAACTGCTGACGAACTTGTTGTAGTTGATGAACCAGCACTAGATGATACAGTATCTACAATACCAGTAACAGACGAATTAGAAGTATCTATTTCTATAATGTCATTTCTCAAAGGAACTATATCATTAGACGATGGTGAAGCAACAACTCTTATTTTTGTTGATGCAACACTATCAACATTAGATACACTAATAACTGTTGCACTTGAGATAACTATTTTACCATTTAAATAATCAACAGTACCAAAAGATGAATTTGCAATAATTCTTGTTGTACCTGATAGATAATAAGATTGTAATGTACCCTTGCCATCATCTTGTAAAAATAATTCATTCTCATTACCAGATAATTTAAATCCTGTTGATGATATTACACTTGAATGTCCAGAGTGTGGATTGAAGAATGCATTATTAAAAGCAATCGTATATGAACTAGATGAATTTAAAGTTGGTGTAAATGTTTTAGACATTTGAACAGTAGTAATGTTAGAATTAATTGATGTATCTGAATCATCTATTTGACCTATCAATTCTGAATATCTAAATGGTGCAGAAAATAATCCAAGATTGTTTGTATTGTAATCTGCTATTGTGGTTGAAACTAATGCTGCTAAATCGTTATTAGTTTTAGTTGTTGCAGTAGAGTTATATTTAAATGTTGTTGTTAATCTAATAGAAATCACTTCTGGGTCAACGACCTCTGGTCTAATAGAACTAACAACATAACTTTTTAAACTACTTTCTAAATTTCTTTTTTGTGTTGATGTAAGGTCTGAACCTGTTGTTGTTTTAACAGATATAAAAACTTTACCATAACTTGCAGGGTCATTATCTTCACCACCCCATACTGAAACTGATTGTGTGTTAGCAAAAAGTGTAGGTACAATAACTTTGAAATCGTTTGTTGTAACTGCACGACCTTGACTTGCATAATCTAAAGGTGCATTTAATTTAATACTTTGAATGTTTTCAGCTTCAGCACCACCTGACGCTGTAGAAACTGTTGCAACTGAATTATCAGATGAACCACTAATACTACCAGGCGGAGTAAAGGTAGATGCACCATTAGAAGCTGATTTGTTTGTTACAATATATTCTAGTATAACAATATTGTTATCTGTTAAAGCCTTACCAATAACTCCGTCACCAAAGTAAACTTCAAATTGACCATTCTCTATCTCTTGTAAAAAATAAGAGTTAGATGTGTCTGATACTTGAGATATGTCTGTTGCTAATGTAAAAACTGTTGTCGTGGTATCTGTTGACGAATTTTGTACACTTACAGTTAGTGTTGTTGTATCAGCATTACTATCAGGTATAATAAATCTTTGGTCTACATTTGTTGAGTCTGCTGTATATCTTGTAGTGATTAAAGAGCCTTCATACAAAACTACATTATCAAAAGTTAATACATTATCAACTCTTGATTTTGTTCTTGCAGTATTAACTAAAAAATTATAAGTTACATCGTTTACCACTGTTGAAAACTTTGTACCTCTTGCAAGAGTTGCTGTAGTGACAGAGGTATCGTTAAGAGTTATATCAACTGTTGCTTGTGGTGCTCTTACACTTCTTGGTGTGTAACCTAAAGTTTTAGCATGTGACACAACTGAAGACCTTAATGATGCTGTATCGATAAACATTTCGTTTGCAAGTAGATTTGCATTCATAGAAAGATAGTGAGTATTATAAGATAATAAATCTAATAATGAAGACATACCTGAGCCTTCAAAATCATAATCAGTAAATTCTGTTTGGTTTCTTAAAAATGTTTTTAAGTTTGTTTTAATGTCATCAAAATCTAATTCTGAAATATCTAATCTTTTATCTGTCGTTGCCATTATTTTACCTCTACTATTGGTTCACTAGTTATAGAATCAACATAGTCACCTTTTGCTGAATTCTTATAATCTCTTGTACTAATTTCTTTTACTAACATACCATTCTTAACTGTGTATGTTATATACTGTGATTTGATAACACCTTCTTTACTTCTTTCCATGTGTTCTTTCATAGGGCCATCTTCTATCATCTTACTCTTTCTAATAATACATCAAGTGCAACTAATTCTGCAGGTGCATTAACAATAAAAAATTCAATACGAACATCATATGCATTTCTATCTAAATTAGGTATGGAGTCAACTCTATGTAATTCAACTCTTGGTTCATATGTTCTAATTACATTTTCAATTTGCTCTGATAACATAACAGCTGTAATTGGTGAAAGAGTTTCAAATAATGTTCTACGAATATTAGAACCTATCTCTGGGTGAAAAGGTTTTTCATAATGATTAAGTTGTACAAGATTTCTCACACTTCGTTTTATTGCTTCAACATCAGTAAGTTTAGCAATGTCTTTTGTTACAACATTAGTATTAAAATTTAGATTTAAATCTTTGTATATACGAACACTTCGTTTCTCATTCGTAATACTAGCATCGTAATTTAAACTTCCAGAAGTTGGCATAGGTTTCTCCTGATATTATTTATACTAACCTCCTGCGAAAACATCAGGACTTCCTTGTGCAACTGAAGTACAAGCTGTAATACCATCACCAATACGACCACAACCTACATTGTTTACAAAGACAGTTGTTGAACCTGTGGTAATAACTTGTTGATGAGAAGGACAAGGTAAACCAGGTAATACATGAACTGTATTTACATCACCTTGTCGTGATACTCCGATATCGTTTACAAATACATCTTCTGAACAACCCAATCTAAATGGTGTTGAACAATGAGTGACATCTGCGTCACCTTTTCTTGTTACTGCTGGCATTACTCTTCCTCTCTATCCATAAGTTCGTGAAGTTTTTTATCAAATGTTTCTATATATTCGTGGTCTTCTTTTGTGTGAGGTGAAGGTGGAGGTGTCGGATTAAATTTAATTATGTTCTCAAATGAACTAGGTAAATCTTCCCAGTTGGTGTAAGTTTTCACTTCACCATT